GCTCACACCATCACAAGTCACAATCGCTAAAAAATTAGGTGTGCCATTAGAAGAGTATGCGAAACAATTAAACATCACGGAAGGAGTATAGGCATATGACAAAAGAAACAGAAAAAAGAACTTCACGTGCGAGTCAAACTAGAGTCAAAGAGGACAGAAAAAAAGTTTGGTCTCCACCATCATCTTTAGATGCACCCCCTGCACCAAACGGGTTTAAACACAGATGGTTAAGAGCTGAGAGTATGGGGTTTGATGATTCATCAAACATGTCAGCTAAATTAAGATCTGGATATGAATTAGTGAGAGCTGATCAATACCCAGACACTGATTATCCAAGTGTTCAAACAGGTAAATATCAGGGCGTAATCGGAGTTGGCGGCCTATTGCTGGCTAGGATACCAGATGAGATTGTAGAATCTAGAAAAGATTATTTTGCAAAACAAGTAGAAGACAAAAATAATGCTATAGATAACGATCTTATGAAGGAACAGCATCCAAGTATGCCGATCAATAATGATCGACAGACTCGTGTAACCTTCGGTGGTACGAAGAAGAGTTAATTTTTTAACAATTCTTACCAACGGATAAATTAAATCGTACTGGAGGCCTTTCGAGGCAGGTACAAAAGGAGATAATAATATGGCAAATAAAGATGCAGCTTTTGGTTTTAAACCGACAAGACACTTGTCTGGTGGACTAATCAGAGCAGAAGAGTATGCAATTGCTAACAACGCGTCAGCGTCCATTTTTACTGGACAAGTCGTTGAAGCAGTAGCAGGCGGTGGTATCGAAGCAGCAGCAGCTGGAGACACACAACAATTGGGTGTATTCGGTGGTTGTTTTTTTACTGACCCCACAACAAGTAAGCCTACGTTTAAAGCTTCGTACACACAAGTCGCAGCAGCGGATATAGTAGCTACAGTTCATGTAGATCCTAATATCGTGTATGAAGTACAGCATGATGGCACTGGAACAGCAGCGATGAATAATTCAGCTTTTGATTTTGTAGGAGTAGGCGGAAGCTCTCTTACTGGACAATCAACTTCTGAGTTAGACACGTCTACTTCAGGAACATCAGGCGGTTTTAAACAAATCGGTATATCAAAAGACCCTGACAATAGTGATGTAGCTTCAGCAAATGCAAATGCATATGTTGTGTTCAACACTGGCGAACATGTCTTTAAATTAACAACAGGCGTATAATTTTAGAATAGGAGATAAATTATGGCAATATCACGAGCACAGCTAGTTAAGGAACTAGAGCCAGGATTGAATGCACTATTCGGCCTGGAATACAAAAACTATGCAGATGAGCATGCAGAAATTTTCGACGTAGAAAATTCTGACAGAGCTTTTGAAGAAGAAGTAATGTTATCTGGTTTCGCAAATGCTTCAGTTAAACCTGAAGGTTCAAGCGTAAACTACGATACAGCACAGGAATCTTTCACTGCTAGATACACACACGAAACGCTTGCTTTAGCGTTTTCAATCACTGAAGAAGCGATTGAAGATAACTTGTATGATAGACTTGCGTCTAGATACACAAAAGCATTAGCTAGATCTATGGCAAATGCTAAACAAGTTAAAGCAGCAAACGTACTGAACAACGCGTTCAGTTCGTCTTTCACAGGTGGTGACGGTGTAGAACTTTGTTCTGCAGTTCACCCAATTGTGGCTGGAACGTTCAAAAATGAACTGTCAACTGCAGCTGACTTAAACGAAACTTCGTTAGAGCAAGCTCTTATTGACATCGCAGCAATGACTGATGAAAGAGGTCTAAAAATTGCAGCAAAAGGAACTAAAATGATAATTCCTTCAGCGCTTCAATTTACTGCTGAGAGATTGATGAAATCTCAAGGTAGAACAGCTACTGCAGATAATGATATCAACGCAGTTGGTAGCATGGGTATGATCCCACAAGGTTACGTAGTAAACCACTACTTAACTGATACTGATGCGTTCTTCATTAAAACTGATGTTCCTAATGGACTGAAAATGTTTGTTAGAGCACCAATCAAAACTGCAATGGAAGGCGACTTCGAAACTGGTAACGTTAGATACAAAGCTAGAGAGAGATATTCTTTTGGATTCTCAGACCCTAGAGGTATCTTCGGATCACCAGGAGCAGCGTAATCATTAAATAAGAAAATTTATGTGGCCGGACATGTTTCGG